CTTCAGTAGTATAATCCTCTGTAGATAACTGCTTTCCTGTTACTTTATCAACTTTATTATTTAAAGCTGCAGTTAAGTCTGCATTAGTAGGTAAAGCAACTAACTTAGTAACAAGTTCTGCAGTAACTCCAGATTGGATAGCTGCCCATTCAGTTGAAGTAAATGAAGAATTGTTCAGATCATACTCATATACCCAAGCAGTTCCATTGTATTTATATCTCTTAAATACAACGTTTCCAGCAGAATCTACTGTATTCCAGAAGACATAGTCATTATCGTCAGCTGTAGTCAGAGTTTCTAGTCAAGCCTCGAATTGAGCTTGAGTAAGCCCTGCAGCACTAGTTCCCTGGAAAGTTGCAGTAGAAGTAGCAATACTTGAATTAACAAAGTTCTTATCAGCTAACTGGTTACTTGAGCTAGCCTGAGTAGGAATTACATTAGTAATTGGGGTTAAGTCAACATTGACTTTCTTATTAGTTATAGCAAGGTCAATCCCACTTACTTGAACACCTTCTAGGATATTAACTTGAGCTCCAGCTTCAATATTAGTTAACTTTGAAACTAGTTCTGAAGTGATTCCTGATTGAATTGCATTCCACTCTGATGTTGAGAAAGAGTTGTTGCTTAAAGTATACTCATATATCCACGATGAGCTAGAACGAATATATCTCTTTAATATAGCATTCCCGTTAGAATCTACTGTATTCCAGAAGACATAGTCGTTCTCATCTGTTGTTAAACTGTTAGCCCAGGCAAGGAATTGCTCTTCAGTTAAACCGGAGGCACTAACTCCTTTAAAGGCCGCTTTTGCAGCCTTTATTGAAACCGCGACAAAGTTTTTGTCTGCGAGTTTATTACCCACAGTAGCTTCCGTAGGGATAACGTCTTTTATAGGGTTTATAGCATTATCAAGATCAGTTTTAGTCTGATATCTAGAATCGTTCTCTAAATCAGATACTTTAGTTGGAATGCTGTCTGCAACATCGTCAATGTTATCCTGCAGAGTATCTAGAGCCTCGCTAACAGCATTGAAAGCTTCGTCTACAGCATCCTCGAAGTCATCTACTTCGTCTTGTAAATTATCAACTTTGGTATTAGTTGCATAGTCACCTTTAGGCTGATATGCTTCATTAGCTCTCAAAACTTCATTTTCTACAGCTGCCGACAATTCAGACTTAGAAGCTTTAGTATTTAAAGCATCAGTAGTAGCCTTTTGAGACATAATCTTTTCTGGATCGTCTCCAGTTGACTGAGTCATAGTATTATTAATAAACTCAGTAACAACTTCTTTACCAGGTCTTTGAAGAATTTCAATCTCTTCTGGTGTTAAGTCAGATAATTCCATCTTGGCTTTCACTCCAGTATTTTCCCAGACTTGCTGCTCCTCAGGAACTCCAGTATCTTTACAGATGTACCAGTAGTTGTCCTGAATCTTAATTCCGGGAGATTTTCCAACAATTCCAGATAAGACGAAGTCCCAATAAGTTGAAACCACACCTATAACTGTTCCGCTTTCGTCTGTTATAAAATCTTTTGGTTCATTATCAAGAGTTGATAGATGACTTTTGGCACAGGCCAGGAGAACCTGGCCATGTACCACGTAGTCAATTGTATAATCATCACTTAAATAATGAGCTCCAACCATTCATTCTCCAGACCAGTGGAAAGAAGCTCCACGATAATAGTCTCTAGAATGTTGTGTTGCGAAGGTATTGTTGTAATTTATTTTTACTTTTTTACTCATATTATAAAGTATAATTGTTTGTTATATCATTCTCTACTAGAGTTTTAACTCCAAACCTTTCATTATCTGTACCAGAACCAAGTTTAGTGTATCCTCTAAAGGTGTCTGAGTAGTTCATATTATTTCTATATGCATCTCTTGAATACTTAGAGTCAAACATCTTACTGAACTTGATCATCTGATTTCTTACTCTATCTACACTAGTTCCAGCTGAAACTGTTGTTATACAGAAGGCTTTCTCAGTTGAGGAAACTTCATGTTTGTTGAAGACTTCGGAAAGTTCTGTGTAAACTCCTGGATATTTACCGCTGTCCCAGAAGCTTTCGTAGAATAATCTTTGAAGATTAAGCGTTCCAGATAAAGGAGCAAATATCGTAGAAAGTTCAGAAAGCTGAGGCTGCATTGTATCTTGGAATGCTCCAGAAAGATCGGTGATCTTAGGTGCATAAGAGAAGAAGCCTTCAGGAATCATATAAGCATGACCATTATGAATGTAATCATGTCTATAGTAACTCATGAGTTTGCAGCATCTAAACATATCTCTAATACTTGTTGTATTTGGAACTGGTTTTAACATATAAGGACATATACGTCCAGTTAGACCATAGCCATACTGGTTATATCCTCCAGAACCATTCCATTGATAGTTCCAACCTTGAATTCCGGAATAAGCAAATAAGCCATAGATATCGCAGTTGTTCTTACAGTATCTCAGTAGATCCGGAGGTGCAATATAAGTATTTACTGCAGTTTTCGCCTCACCAATACCGCCACCTGTGTCAACTATAACATTCTCGTAAGTACAGTCAGTTATCAGTTCTGCCGCAGTATTACTTACAGTATTGTCTAAGAGTTCATAGTTATTCTTAGTTGCAAGTGTAAATGTGCTTGGGAAGTGATATCCGTCAAATACCCAGATAAATGTATACTGTCTAGTATCAACATTTGGATTAATCTCAAATGGACCAGATGCTGAAGTACTGTAATATAAATAAGGAGCGTAGTTAGGATTGTTCTCAACTTCATTATCTATATTGTTATTGCTATAAGCAGACAGATTAGAGTGCTGGAAGCAATACTTCATCGAAGAGATCTGATTTCTAACAGTCTTTACCACAACATCATAAGGTTGTGGATTTATATAGTTATATCCAATTATTTGACCTTGATCATCTAAAATCGGCTCTCTTTCATTGGTTCCAAAGTAATGGTATGTTTTAACACTTTCTCCATGCCAGAAGAATTCGTAAGGAATGCTTCCGCTTAATGCAGGAAGCTTACTGTTGGTTGCAGTTTCAGCGAATGCATAATCTACTTTTGCAATATTAGGACAGTTCTGGAAATTCACTCCAGAAGACAGTTTGTAAGAAACTCCAATATTGTAGAATATTGCTGAAATGTCCTCAAGTCTTGTATTATTTGCAAACATATTTCCAGGAAGCTCAAGATCACTGTAAGTATATTCAGAAGTTGCATTCATAAATACACCAGCAAGTCTAGTTGCTTTTCTGTTATTTGCAAAAATATCAATTGGGAACTGTTCTGCAATAGTCTTGTTAAATCCAGTAAAGCATACATTGAAGTAATCAGTACTACCCCAGCTTCCAGTTCCACCATAACCGAGTTCAATCAGGTTCGTAAAGCTGCTAAATGTATTACTATTCAGTTCCATATTAACATAGTACTCTTGAGTTGGAGAACTAGTCATCATGAAGCTCTGTCTTAAGTACTGTACATTAGCAGGAGTCACGAAGAAGTCTGATAACACGAAGTTCTCAGAATATGCATGAGTACTTCTAAATGCTGTGGCTACAGTAGAAACTCCAGAAGGAATCTTAAAGTTCTTTGAGTAGTCTATATAGTTAACTCCACTTATAAAGCCTCCGATATTTACCAAGTTCGGAATATTATTGAAGAATCCACTTAAATCACCAGTATTCTCTTTTAGATTAGAATATATATTAACAATCGTAGACCAACTAAAGTCAGAAGGTGGGTTATTTAATATATACGAAGGATTAAAGTAGTTCAAACTTGTCATTACATAGTTGTTAGACATTCTTCTGAATAGATACTTGTCAACAACATAAGTATAACTATAGAATACTCCAGAGAAATCTGTACAACTTACTAAAGCGGAGAATAATCCGTTATCTGCAGTAACAGTTCCATTGGATATCGTAGGGGACTGTAAGTATAACTTATGCGAACCTGCATTATGACTGAAGCAGAAGTTCACCGAAGTAACATTCGTACAATCAGCAAATAGTCTTACATCTGGATTATTATTATTTTCAATATCAAAGAAGCCATAATCTGTATTCTGAGGATATGCGAACATACTATCAAGATTAGTTCCACTTCCGAGATTTGATAAAATATAATAATAGTCAAATAAAGTACATTTTGTCTGATAGAATGCTCTATAAGATTCAGAAATTCCGAATGTTATATTTGTAACTTTACTTCCACTGCTATAATAGTTATTAGTAATATCTTTGGGGTGTTTTACTTTAGTTCCGTTTAAAACTGCAGATCCATGCCATGTAACTGTTGATAAATCAGGTCCATGAACAGAGAAGTTCCTTAATCCATAGAAGCAATAAGTAGTATTCACTGAGATATTACCGTAGACTCTACGAAGTTTAGCACAGTTCTGAAGTGTGTAAACTAGATATACAGGAGAACTTTGGTCATTCTTGAACTGTATTTCTTGCACTTCTGAGTTACTGTCAAGTCTTATATAAGTGGCACTAGAGTTTGTGCTAGTTCCCAGATTAGTAAATCTTGATAAGTCAAGACATGTGCTATCAGTTCCGCTATCATAAGTAATATAGGCAACTTTAGTCTGATATAGATTTAATTTTGTTAACTTAGTAAAGTCAGAACCTTTCAGAGTTAATGAACTTAAATTTGTACATCCGCTTAGATTTAGGTTTGTTAGTTTATCAACATAAACAGTTAATGAAGTAAGTGAAGTACAGTTATTAATTGTTAAGGATGTTAGGTTAGTAGCATTATCAGACTGGATAACAGATCTAATTGCTGAGCAGTTAGAAATATTAACAGTACTGAATTTAGAGAAATCTACATCAGTAATCGTCCCATTGTTACTAATAGTCAAGATTCCGTAAGAACCTCCTTCATATTTTCCGGAGACTGTTAGAGACTTGATTCTATTATTTGATAAATCTATATTCTTAGTCCATGCAGGTCTTATATCACAGGATGCAATTGATGCACCTCTGAGTTGCACATTCTGCAGATTATTACAGTCTGTTAATACCAGAGAACTACTGTTGATGTTTCTGGCATCAATATCTGTAACTCTAGATCCAACGACTCTCAGTGATACTGCAGATTTTGAAATATCGATAGTAGACAAGTTATAGAAGGAATCATTAATAGATAGAGTTCCAGAATAACCTGCACTATTCATAACAATCGATTTTACAGCAGGAAGTACGAAATCAAAACCTCCACTATAAGATCCAGCAGTTCCGTTTATAAATTCTAAGTATTTGTTGTTTATATAGAATGGAACAGCATTAGTAGAAGATGAAGAGTCTACAAAGGAGTTTATAGAATCTAGATCTGTCCATAATTGAGATCCACCGAATATAGAAGGCTGCACACTACCGAAAGAAGCCCTAATTGTGTAAGGTACATTCTCTTTCTCCAGTAAGAACTGATTTAGAGAAGTAGAACCTCTAATGATAAGTGGAGTATAAGCTGGAGCCTTTACTACAAATTCAAGACTACTTTGCTTTCTTCTCCAAGGGTCAGCACCACTCTGGAAAATATCCTTCAAGATAACAATATCTGTGTTGTTATTTAGACCAGGAGTAGTTCTAACTGGCTCTGTATATGTAGTGCTTCCTCTATGGATAATGATATCAGCACCTTCCATATTGAAATAAGCATCTAGAATATGAAGACGACCTTTTAGCCATTCAGTAGTAACTTCAATGCCTCTACCAAATAAGTACTTTGAGATAGTTGAGAATCCAGTTCTTCCGGAAGCACCTTCATCAAGAACAGTTTCCTGATAGTATAGATATTTGTTTCTGTAGTTTAAGTTCAACATACAAGCTGGAACCCCAGCTAAGTTAGAAGCATAATATCTTTGAATGAAAGTTTCAGCAGTCTGAAGTGGACCTCCAACAACTCTCCAGTTTCCGTAAATAGTCTGAGGAGCTAGGAAGCTAGTTTGACTATTATAGCTATCTAAGGCTTTAGTGTATTTAGCAACAGCAAATAAGTAAGATGAGGGAATATCGTAACCAATGATGCTAGTCCCAATTGGGAAATAGTCTCTATAAACGGTTACTCCGTTGTTTACTGTTTTTGCTGCAACTTTATTTACATCCTCTGGTCTTGTTCTATCGATCAGATTTCCATCTTCATCATATTCTTTAATATCGGATTTCCAGTAATCAGAGAAGCTGAAATAAGACGATGCATTACCATCATTATCTCTACCTAAGCAGGTATCCATATCGTAGAAGAATAGACCGAACTCTGTATTATCCCAAGTCTTAATGTTGGTATTTTTCTGCACAGAGTCAATCAAACCGAAGGCCATACATGTTGTATAGTAATAAGCAAGACTATTATAGTTCAATCTTCCTTTTACAAGTTCCCCGTCTACGACACCACCAATACAGTTAAATAAATCTTCATATCTTGCAGGAGCAATTATATCTCCTTTCTGTGTATAAGTTGTTCCATTTCTTCGATACTGAACCTTATAGTCAGGAACAATATTAACTGTATGGTAAGCTACAGATTCATCCTCTGGATTCTCTGGATCATTTACCGGTTCAAATTCTTTTCCCATTTCCCCGAATAGATAACCTCCACCTAAAGATACGGAGTGTACAAAGTTTTGTATACTGTTCTTTGCTTGAGAGTTATTAGCATAAGTAACAATATCTCCGAACATGAAGTTGGAAGCTTCATCATTTTGTTGGAATAGGATAGTATCATCATACTGAGAGAAGTCCCAGTACTTTCTACTATCTTGAACCTCAGCTGCAACGAATCCTTCAAGAGGATCCAAACCTCTCTGAGTTCCAGAACCAACAGTAGTAAATGAGAAAGTAGTATTACTTGTATCTGCAATGTGATCAGCACGTAACTGACTAAGATCGCAGTATCCAAGATTAAAGTAAGATTCACGTCCTAAGTTGAAAGAATAAACACCTAAGTAGTAAACATCAGTTTTGTCTCCATCAACAACTTCAAGATACATAAGAATGGGGAAACCATCCAAGCACTGTCTTACGTGAGACATGATGTCTTCATCACCGTGCTGTGAACCCATAGAGTATTCAAAGTTATTATTATCGTTGATGAATCGACCCATAGCTACGTTATTAGTATGCGCGGAATCAACAACATCAGCTTTTAGATTGAATTCAGTCTCGTGTAGGAAAGTTGAACTATCATTTCTTTCGTAGTTAGGTGAGAACAACAGGATAGTTGGATCACCAGTATCTGAAGTCTCTAATCCCAGAGTAAAGTTCTTAGCTTTATTGTTCATAGTAGAAGAACCCTGTAACTTCAAGTAGAAATAGTAGTTACTAAATGTACTTGGAATTGAAATTACTGCAGTTTCATTTTTATTTCTTCCCCAACGTAGTTGACTGATAGGAATCTTAGCCTTTGCTTTTATATCAGTAGAATCCTGTTCATACTGGCTGTTTAATCAGTCGAAGATAGTAGGAGAACCAGGTATAGTTTGTTGTATCTTAGGCACTCTCGCAACTAAAGTCGGAATATCAATATTCTTGGCAATATTATCATATAAAGTGTTCTCTACATGGACTAGATCGTGATCCATATAGTAGTTTATCTTATTTGTACTTGAATCGTACAAGAAATTAAGAATGTTTGTATCTCTCTCAGGTACTACTTCAGAGTCGTTTCTAGACTTAATTTCATAAGTATAATGATAATAATTGATATCAGTATCGTGGATTTCACTTACTCCGACAACTCCAGTGAAATAATCAGCTGAGAAGTGGTTAATAGCATAGTTTCCTGGGTGAAAATCAATAGAACCTAAGATTTTTACAGCTATAGGCCATACATTGATTGCTCCTTCAAGAACTCCATCCACGTATACATTGTATTCATAATAAGTCTGGTTAACAGAGTCATCATAGTAAACTGGAGCAATAGCCACAGTGATAAGATGATACTTATCTGGGTTACCAGGATCATAAGAAGTTTCTTTATGTAGGAAGAAGTTACAATCCTTATTATCTCCCCCGAAAACTCCGCTGAAGACTATTTTGTTTTGATATACAGTAATGAATTCATTCGTAGAGATATCTTCATTACTTCTTATAGTGCAGATAGGATCAGCTACGTTGTTAATCTCATTATACTGAATACCAATATTGATAAGTAAGTTATTAATTCCTTCTGGAGGATTTGTGAAGTGGTAACTTACATCCTGTTCGTTAGAACGATATAGTTGAACATAAGAACTGGAAATAGACTCCTGTAAGCCAGCGACTTTAATGTCTTCATAACCTTTATAAAAGGATTGCCTTGCTGGAACAGTGCTTGGTTTAAACCAATTGTAAGTAGAACTTACTTGTTTGCAGTATAAGTATTTCTCAGTTCTTCCAATAGAAGTTCCAATATTATAAACGAAGGTAACTTTATGCCATCCTGGAGTTCCGTATGAAACTCTAAGGGTGTAAGTCTCACCTTCAGTTCCATTTAATTCTTGAGCTCCTTGCTCATCGTTGTCTTTTCAATATTTAATTGTACAAGCTCTACTTTGGTTAGTACCTTGGTAAACTCTACAGTTAAATGCTATTTCTCTGTTGATACTATATTTATAAGCTTCTTCTTCACTTATTTCCTCATCGTAGATAAGACCAACCTGAGGAGTTAGCTTCATATAGATTTTCGCAGGTATAAGGTTAAAAGTAACCGTCTTTGTAATAACCTGCGTATTCTGATTCTCTGGAGTAATTCTTAATGTTAAATTAACATTATATGAGTTTGCATATTCATCTGATATGTATTTCTCGGGGATTTGAAAGACTAAGTATCCATCCTTATCTAGAATTTCTCCAGTAACTGGTTCTTCATTTAAAAATGACCATGAATAGGTACATTCTGCATTAACAGTAATTTCGTAATCCAATTTAACATAGAGTCCCTCCACAGCTGCAGTCTCAATGTAGATATCACTACTTGCATAAGGGGTTAAACCATGATCTGCATTTCTAACCAGTTTAAGATCACTGAACTTAAATGGATGTACAACATAAGTTGCATATAATGTCTTAACTTGGACATTATCAGTAACCTCAATTGAAACAATACCATTAGTAGAAAGAGTTATAGTAGTATCAAGTCTCCATTTATTTTCTGCAGATAACTCTACTTGCTTTTGTGTTCCTCCATAAGAGTAAGTAACATAATATGCAGCGGATCCTCCAGATATGGCAATTTTCAATGGATAAGTAGCTTCACCATTACTCAAGCTGATAGTATTACCTGAGTTAATAGTTTGTCCATCCAAAGTTGCAATTACAGACCATTTAGTAGTACTTCCTCCTCCGGAACCACTTCCAACAGCGCCGTATTTATGTGTCCATTTTAATTGACTTTTTAAGTCATAAATATCTTCACTCATTTTTTCTACGACGGTGTCTAAATTGTTACCGGCATTTGATTTACCGGTAACAATTATATCACCATCTGTAATAATGTTTATATTGCCTTTTCTTTTCATATTAACTAATCGAAATTATAGGTGTTTCTGTTGAAGACCAACTGCAGTATCTAGAATCGGCAACTACAGTTGCATATTCAAAGGCTGGAGCATCTGTACCATATACTTGCTGTGTGAAGTTATGACTAGTATTGTCTTTAATGTTCTTAATTCTAACAAGTTTGATAGCATAAGTATCTCCAGACATAGAAACGATAGAGAACATAGGGAATTGCTGTGCTCCATCTGCCTTATCACTTCCGTCTGCTTTCTTTCCAGTCTGAGGAATAAGTTTAGCAAAGTGCTGGAAGTTACTAGGTAACTCTTTGTTAGAAGTTAGTTTATAACCAGTTGCTTGACACATAAAGTATGTAACGCCGCCTGTTAAGTTGTTATCAACTATCATCGGTGAGAAATATCCAGAATCTTGAGTGCTGGTAACAACAGGACCTTTTACATAAGGCTTCTTACTTGTATTATAGCCTCTTAAAGATGCATCAGTATAATCTGAAGGATATACTCAAGTTGAAGTATCTCCAGCTAAAGTGTCCGTCATGGTCATAGGAGCTTCGAGACTATTAATAACCTCTCCATTTAAAGTATAGAAGTAATTCTCTCTAACTGGATATGTACATGCATAAGTATGTTTATGTCCTCCAATGCAGAGTTTTACTTGGAAGTGCTCAAGAAGTCTACTTAGCCAGTGAGTTGCAATAACATCACTACCAGTCATCTGATTTGTATGACTTCCAACAAGAGAAGCTTTAAAACCATTAGTTGCTTTACTTAGAGATCTGTAGTTACCGTAAACATTAGCCTGAGTAGTAAGACCGTCTTTAGTAATAACTGTGAACGGCATCTCATGACATGCCACAATCGCTTTCTTAGTTCCCTTAGAATTAAGGATGTTATAAAGCATTGTGTAAATAGTTGTAAAGTCTGAACAATATCCAGCGGAAGCTCCTTCCTCAGGAATTGCCCAACCAGTGTAAATATTTACAACCTGATTGTTATAACGTTTGTGGAACCAGTTCTTGCAGTTCTCATAAGTAATCTCACTGTTTACCATCACAAAACGATAATTAGTAGAATCAAAATAGTATAATGAAGGAATGTACTTCTCTACAGTATCATATCCTGTAATAGTAGGAAGATAGTTCTCACTTTCATTTACTTCGTAGCAATAGAATACATGGAAGTAGTAACCATTTGATTTACCAGCATCATCGCCAGTTCCAAGAATCTTTTCATTAGTATCGCAAAGGTCGTTGTTTCCAACAACATTCATTTGCTCTAGGTGTGAGAATAAACTCTTACCACCATTATAGTAATCAAGCCATTCGTTAATTCTTGTTCCGTTCTGGGTCATATCTCCAGTATTGATCAAGACAGGCATGATTGTATTATCGTAAGCTATATCTGCATTAATCTTAGCATTCAGACTATCTGCAGCTGCAGTCCATACTTGATATTCAATCCAGTGGAATCCTTGCTGGTCAGTAATCTGATAGATTCTAGGAACAGCCGTAATAGGATATAGTGTAAAAGTATATTCTTCAGAGCAGTGTTCTGGATCAGGATTTCCATTCTTATCTGCACGACCAACCACATAAGTAAATTCAGTTTTTGCAGATACTGCACTTCCAGAATTTAGAATCAAGATACATTTATGTGATGTATAGTGAGATCCGTCTCCCGGGAAATCTCCAGTAATTCTCTTATAGATGCAATTTATAGCGGAATTTCCGAATTCTTTTCTTACTACAGAACCAGTTGCTTGAGTCTTTCCACCATCTCCGGCTTTATAAGATTCAAACTTCAGCCAAGATGAGCCATTCTTGATAAAGACATATTCATCGAATTCTCCAGCAGAAATCCAGTTAAAGGTTCTTGTAGTGTACATATCGATACCGAATGCACAAGTAACCATGTTGGGTTTCTCTTTGTCTAACTGAGTTTTATCAGTAGAAACATTCTTGGACTGTGTTGAAGTCTTAGGTGTAAATGCTTTCACTGGATAAACAGCTTCAGAATTAGGGAATACAATGAATTCTTTATCTAGATTTAGATATTGAATATCATTTGTTACATTAGCAAGACGCATTCTAGAACTATCATACTGCGTTAAAGCCTGGTATGCTTGCTTTGCAGGGTCTAATTCAAAAGTATTCTTAACAATAGTATTGCTAAAAGTAGAAACATAGTTTTTTCCCCAAGTTCCAGAAGTAGCAGAAGGGTGTGCATTGAATACTAATGAATCGATGTAATTATATACATAAACTAGAGGTGCTTTAGAATCAGACTCTGAGTTATTGGACATAAGAACAGTTGTAGAGCTTATAGTTTCTCCACCAACAGTTGCTCCATAGGTTAATGCTAGAGCATAGCAGGAGATTGCATTTCTAGTTAGATCTAGAAGACTTCCGTTTACGTATCACTCTATATCGAAAGAATCAACATTGATAAATACATCAGCGTCAGTCTTTGGATCTGCATATTGTTTACATCTAATAAGATAGGTTCCACCTTTAGGAAGAATTCCCGAAAGAGCAAGATGCTCACAATCTAGTTTACTTGGATTAGTTGAATTGGGATGTAAATAGTGGATATAGCATCCTTCCAGAGGGAAGTCTTTATCGGAAGTATTTTCCAGCTCAATATATCCATGAGAACATCCGAATTTTGTATCTGTTGTAAGTGGACCGTAGACAGCTCCGATTTTAATTCTATCTGAATCATTTTTCAGATCACTTGTTAATACTGGAGATGTACTATTTTCAGAAGCAAAAAGTTTTGAAACAAAACCTCTTATCTGGGTAGCTGTATTCATTGGGAACTGAGTTCCAGCCAATGCTTGGATTCTTTGTGCAAGCGTTAGACCAGGTAACTCGGTACTTCTAAGCTCCCCATCTGAGTCCACGGTAAATTTAAATTTCTTTCCTGTGTTGTTATTAATGAAGGTAACATCGGAAACATTTGAAAGTTGAAGACCTTCGTCATCAACATATACAATTCCAAGTTCCTCCAGTTTTTCAATCATTTCTTGTACTGTCATACCGCTGTCAGGTTTACTAGACCCACTGATAGCTGTGAGTCCACTTTTTCCGTTAATTCATAAAATCTTTTGATCTTCCTGCCAGATTAACTCATCAGTTAAAAGTCTATCTTCAATACTTTGGAGTTCTGATAAGGAAGCAACAGCTCTAATAGTTATATGAGCTGCTCTGTATTTATAGTCGCTATCATCTGGTTTGCTTTGAATAATCTCGTGACTAAAATCTTGATATTTTGAATAAGCGTTAAATTTATAAATAGTTAACTCGCTTAAAGTTACTAAGTTGATATAATATTTATCGTTTATTTCAACTAAGGCTTTTTGAACTTCTCCAGTTGTTGGGTTATAATAACCTTCAACAAGTGTTCTATTTGTATTAAAGTAACCTACAGAAATCCAGATATAGTTTTTACCGTATTCTTCATCAGATTCATTGTCAACTTTCATAGTTCTTGAAACTAGAACACAGATGTTATATCTTTCTTCAGTAGGACTGTAGCCACTTATGATTGTATCAAAGTTTAATTCAATATCTGGGTTTTCCTCTGATAAGCTTTTTAAGTTAACCACCATATGGGGTTCACTTACAGTTACATATAAGAATATCTTAGTATCACTAATTTCTTTATAGGCATTAGCAATTTCAGCTGTAGTAGTTGCTGTAGTTAAAATATCAGCATAACCAGTTTGATCATAGCCTATGGCAGATCTAGGTTCAATCGGAATGAATGAATTCTCAAAATCAATAGTAGCATCACTAATCTCAGAGAGTTCATCTTCATCTATTGACCATAGAGGCTCGTCTTCAGTAATATTAGAATATTCACTTACTATTTTAGAAGTAGCTGTATCTGTTCCAGTATAAGAGGAAATTCCGTATCTAAAAGAGTTTCTTAGTTTTGCAACTTCTGCTTGTAGCTTTCTAATTGCAGAAAATAGAACATCAACATAAGGACTTCCTGTAGAACCTTTCTCGTCTATATCACTATCATCTGGAATTAAGATGTAGTCATCAGGAACACTTTCTGGAGGTAAATTATCCAGCATTTCTTGTGTTAGAGTAGGAAGTCCAACTGTTATTCCAACTACCAAATCCTTCGCAGGAACGTATGTATATGCGCCAGAAGAATATATAATCTTGATATAAGGATCACCTATAATGATAGAACTATCATATTGTTTATCTTCTTCAGTAGCTTCTGCAATATAAGTAGATGATGTTACAACACCACTATTATTTACTGCAACTATAAAGTCCCAATAAGGAGAATCTACGTCGGAGACTTTTCCTTCGTAATATACTAAAACTGGCTCAAGATCCAAACTTGCTTGGTGATTTTTTCTGCAAGCCAAAATGGCACTTTCATAAACTACAAAGTCAGTGACATATTCATCATTCATGTAATATTTACCAGCGGTTCATTTGCCAGCTCAGTTAAATGAATGACCACGTTCAAATTGATTAGAATATGGTAGTTTATTTTTAGTCATAGAATCTTACTATCTTCATAATATCAGAGTCACTCATATCTACATATTTATAATATGTTAAAAGGTGACATATCTCTTTCATTGTTGCAATTCTATTTAGATTGTAAGTATGTCCAATACTTAAATCGTCAAGTTCGTCTTTTAATAGGCGAAACAATTTACCTTTAAGCTCCTCCACAACCACAACTATTTAAACCTTTATCGACATAGTCCTTACACAGATGTCCACAAGTGTTTAAACCATTCAGAATTCTCTGTGCTTCGAAGAAGTCTCCTCTCTCTAATAGGTTATTGATAACCATGATTGCAGCTAGCAGAATATCAGCTCTTTGTTGTAAATCGTTATTTACTACGCAAGCGCCTTTGCAGTTATTCTTTAGATAATTATTGATTCTATCTCTTTCAGTTAGAACATAGCATCTAACTAAATCATAGATAGTAAATGAATAATCATCAAAATAAAAGCAATTGTCAGGATATTCTTTTCTAACTATAGAATATACATCATCAAAGTCTTCTACCGGATCGTATGAAGAGGTTTCTTTAGAATCAACATCATAATAGAAAATTTTTCCGGACGCAGTTTCATACCATAGAACTTCGTTTGCAGAAGTCGTATGTCCTTGAGTTGGAAGCAGAAGTTTCTGATAGTAGTATAGACCATTTTTCAGTCTTTCCACTTCCCAAGGATCTCTAAGCTCATCAACAGTGGTTGCTATAACAAGATCACTGTCAATTAAAGCATTATTATCGCCATCTTCTACAGAGACAAGTCTTTGAAGTTTTGCATGAGGATGTTGATCGTCAAGATAACCGTCGTTAATTCATCTTTCGTAAGGAGACCTATCTATTGCTTGAAAAGTTGAATTCTCAAATCCAATTTCCATAAAAAGTCTACTATCCATAATTATACGTCTTTTACTTTATCATTATAAGGATTACCATCACTAATCTGCAAAAGCTCAATGTCAACTTGACGCTCTTTTGTTTTGGCAATTTTATCGTTATAATCTTTATTGTTTCTCATTTCTTGCTCTTCAATGGCAACTCTTCTCTTTTCAATTTCAACTTTTTCCGAACTATTTTTATCAACCTCTTTTTGAAGTCTTTCATTTTCGGTTTGAAGTTGATTAATTTGTTTAGAATATTCTTGAGTTTGTTGTTGAAGTTGTTGTAACTGTTGTTGAAGTTGCCCTATGATATCGTTTTCTTGTTTTTTGGTTCGTACAGCATCATCAATATATCCCTTTAGTTCTGTAACATTTCGTGCAGTCATAATATTAACAATCATTGCTGGATCAGCCTGTCCGGATTTAATTAATTCAACACTTGAATTTCTTAATCCTTCTTTAGCTTGGAATGTTTCAGTACTATCCTGAATATGTATATCAAAGTCTGTCATAGTATAATATTCTGGGAGCGCAGTAAATATTTGATTTAATTTTGTTCCATTAATCAATGTTCCACAGATTCCTTTCTTATATACTATTTTAGCAAGATTTAATAAATCATAGTTAACTTCTTTGTAAAGAAGATCCATTGCAGAAAAGTATTGCTTAGTAAGCAGTGTAGACTGTCTTATTCCAACTTTAACGTTACTAACAGCATCTCTTTGTTGAATTCCGCCGAGTTTCTCTGCAAATACACCAGTAATAGAACTAGCTTGTTGTTCGATACTATGAAGTACAAGATCAAAAGCTTGCATCATTTGTGCTTTGATTGTGTCATCAAAACCGTTGAAAGTAGTATTTACAATTTGAATTCCTTCTTGGGAAGAATCAAACAATCCAACGCCCTGTTTTTTATATGCAATCCACTTCTGTAATCTTTCTGGAAGCTCTTCTCCTAAGAAAGTCGGAAGATGTGATACATCTACCCAATCTCCTAAAGTTCCTCCAGAAGCGACTAAACTATCTCTGTAGTAGATAGTAAGATCATAACGATCCTGGAGGTCCATTGTATGTAGTACTATACTAAAGGGGTCTCCATTTTTATCACTGAAGAAAATCCCATTTATAGTTAATGAGCAATCTTTTGGATTAGAAACACTTCGTACAATATCTTCGGATTCCCCTCTAACAATGTATATTTCCTCACCTATTCTAACGCCTTCGTGTCTTACAAGTTTATCCTTTTCATATTCGACTCATTCACACTCATATACAGGAATTAAATTATCATTTCTAGAATAATAAGGATCAGATACTTCTCTTATTGGAGATACCTCTAATCCTCCTAGTATTCCTGGAGTAGTACTAGCTCTAGGCATTCTTTCTTTAGCAGCATAGTGAGGAACTCTTACATATACTGCATTATCATTATCAACACCTTTTGGAGTATCTTTAGTAAGTTTGTTTCTTGCTTCGTCAGTTAGCTCTTCATCATATTCTGCTAAAATTTGATCTACAGTTAACCAACGTCTAACGAAAGCTCTAGGTGATTTATTTAAATAAAATTCATTATGGTTCCTTTCAACAAATGTATCAATTGGATTTAAAATTTCTAATTTAAGGTTATTTTTTCCATTAGAAGGTCTTGTTCTATAATAACAAACTCCGCCAATTAATAGATCTGTTAATAGCTCCCTCATTTTATTTTTAAGATCGATGTCTCTGGAATTCTTGATATAGTTTAAAATATTCTGTGCAGCTATTTCGTATTCAGACACATAAGTATCTGCAACTTCCTTTTTAATTCTTTCCAGTTCCTTTGCAAACAAAGGATCGTCAGTAATTTCTTGGCCATTTAAAATAACCTGAACTATTACATTTTCGAGTTTTTCTTTAAATTTATTATAAACTGCATTATGAATTTTTAATTGCTTATCTCGCATAATATCTGAAACCGTATGTTCATCTTTGCAAGAAATTTGCAAATCAGGATCCAGTTCCAAATATTCTCCAACAAGAACATCAATATGTTTTTTAATTAAAGGTGTGAATCCGACAGAGGTCGGAGTTCCTATTCCATAATTTTCTTCTATATGTCTAAATTGCTCTGCATCTCTTATACAATGGTAATAATTATATGCTTTTTTGAGCTGAACTTTATCATAGATCAGGTCACTAATGCACGAATTTATTTTTTCGATTTCTTTTTCTTTATTCATAATTATCATCCATTTCATCCTCCGGAAATTCTTGAATTGCAGTTCAAAAATGAACACCATGAAGTTTACGAGTCTTTATTTCATTCCTAATAAAAAGTTTAAATTGCTCTTCAGTTCCTTCATATGCAAGAATCATCGGTGATAGTTCCATATTAAGATAAAGGAGTAACATTCAGAGTATACTTTCGCCAACTTCTTCTTTTACAACTTTAAGTTTGCCAACATATTTTCTGCATATTACTTCTTCTATGATTGTTTTAATTTCAGATTCTAAAGTCGTCATTCTGATTGTTTTGGAGGAATAATTCCTCTACGTTTATAGCCATTGGAATCAATATAATATCCAATATCTTTCCATTGATTTTTTATAGACTCAACAGTGCTTGGTTTAACTCCTGAGAGCTCTTCATCTGCAATTTCTGCCCAATTTGTTACCGTATAGGCTTTTTATCCTATACTTCTTATAGTTTCCTATAAGGTCAGCGTACATCTTCACCCAGAAGGGGCTCCGCACTCTTGGAAGGATTATTGCTGTCACTAACGCTCACCTTCTACGCGTTACGGTACTCAGTGATCAACTGAGTTACCTCGGTATTGACATGATGATTAAACTTATCAAATTTTCTCCTCAAAAAGAAATTACAATCTTTATATATCAAATCGAAAAAAGCTTTTACAGAACTCTTACTAGATACATACAATCTATAACAGTTCGAACTGTTTACATAGTAAACTCTTGAATCAATTCCAAATTTAGTTAAAAAATTTGAAATCTCAGTTAAAAGCAGTTCATTTTTTGCTACAAAATTAATAGCCATCGAAATTCTATAGTTCTTTTCTCTATTTTTTGGATTTGGAGTTCTGAGATGTGCTGTAAAACATCCATCGCCATCAAAGTAACCTCTTATAAAGTGAACTATTAGTTCGTCCCCTAATTTTGGAAGTGGAAGTTCTTTATAGGTTTTATTTTCTCCATAACCCAAGTTTCTCAAACTTTGGGCAAGTTTCTTATTTGATATATCTACTTGGATACTCTCTTTTATATGAACTGTTTTTCCACTTGAGTTTGTATAGTCAAACTCCTTTGTTCTAGCTACTCTAGCATCTGGAGAAATATAATCTCTAAAAAGATCAATAATTTCTTTATCAGATTCTGTAATGTGGATTCTTAATGTGTTTCTTTTATCATTTAAAGAACCATCTGCCACATAAAAACCAAGCAAATAAGCTTGTATCTCTGTTTTAATGTTTTCGAAGAAACTTTGTCTTACAAGTCTCTTTGTATTCTTGTAGCCCTTCTCTAGAGGAGCTACTTGATCAATAATTTCTTTTTGAGTTGTGATAGTACACATAAGTTAATCATTTTAGTTTTTACCGATTTTGCGAAGTATTTTTCTATATATTTCTATATAGGCAGACAGTATTGTTTATCTGCAATGCAGCGATAATATCAAACTTTCTCTTATTTTCATAAGAATAGTTCAACATCTGGTCAAGCATTTCTTCATAGTCTATTGTAAACCAATAATCATTTATAAAGTTAGCTACAAGTTCTAGACCGTGTTCAATTACTGCGGGAGTCGAAGGAACACCAACAAGTTGTTTACCCTGCTTCTTTGGTCCAGTGATAGCAAACTGAGGTCTTGACATGAAAAGATTACTTTTTCCTTTTTCTCTAAAGTATGTTTGTATAGAAATCTTAGTATACTCAAGAAGAGCTTTACAATTATATCAAACTAGGAGTTTCATAGTAAGATCATAAGCTTCTCTAATTTCACTAGGTCTATATTTATACATAGCTACATATTTAGGATCTTCCATACCAAAAGCTCTCTTCTTTATAACTACACAAAAATCGGAAACATCATTATCAGTAGCAGAATCCTTCCTTCCCATATCGATAGCATCAATTCCTGCAACATATAAATTCTTATATGGTTTGCCGGTTTCGTCTAAGATAGGAGGTTCAACCACTAGTAGATGTGAAGACGGACTCTCACGAGCAATTACTTTATTTAAACCGTCTCCTCCAGATTTATCTCATAGCAACTGCATTCTCTTCGGTTTAGTGTACAAACCTTGTACTTTAATTTGCACCATTCTTTCTGCAATTGCTACAGCATCAAACACATTGTCTCCGTGTTTTGATAATGCTTCTCTTGGTGTAAAGCAGTGCTCAGCACATTCATTTAAGAAATCTTTATCTGTAAGTTTTGCTCGCTGAGCTTCATAGAATTTCTTAAATCTTATATGATCAGTAACACCTCTGTTATCGAGGTATTCCGACATTAGACTGAATTTATGTGCAGGAATGAAGAAAGAACTTATTTCAGGTCTTCCATCATCTGTATCGTAATTTTTAAAAGGAAGTACATTATAAGCTTCGGGATTCGAGAATATAGTACTTAATCCTTGAAGGGCCATATCGTCACCACCAGTTCCAAGAGCTATTCTAGTTCCAAAGTGGTAACCACCAAGCGCTACAAGAGCGTCACCTTTGATTCAGCTTTCTGTTAGAACGCTGTTAGATCCGGCCTCTTCATAAATTAGTCTATCAAGACGATCACCTCTGATCTTGTCTGAAGTATCTGCAACAACTGAAGAAATTTGTGACATTCAGCCGTACTCGACTCCATCCGGAGTTAAAAGTGAAGCTCTCTTTGTAAAAGCATTGTTGACTTTTTGTCTAAGGTGCCTCATGCCTCCATTTGTATTCATGTTTAATCAGTCAAGCTGATATCAACATTTTCTCTGTAAAGGTGTTAACTTAGCTTCTGCTGCACATGTTAGTAAAACATTATAATTTCTGTTGGTAGTGTAGGGTCTTACGGAAAGACTTGCTACTATCTCGGAAAGACCAATACCACGGGCTTTTAATATACAAACATCTTTATGAAGTTTTTCTGCCATTTCAACGTAGTGGAAAAATTCATACTGTTTAGATAGAAAGCCGGGAAAGCTGTCTTCACGACCAGAACCAGCAGTAACTCCTTCTTTTACTACAGACATTCTATAATAGTTTAAGAAGAAATAATGATCTCCAGTTATTCTATATTTACCAACAGTGTAACCTTCTTGACAACGTCTGTATTCTTCTTTCCAGAAATCATTATATGGCTTACATCCTTTTGGATATTCTGTGTATGAACCTACCCTCTCAAATATAGCGGCTCTTTCTCTAAATGGAGTAGGATCAAAATCGAGCCCTTGTTCCATATTAATTGGACGATACCCCGTTAGCTCATAAGATAACTCTGGGTCAAAATATTGAATTTCTTCTGTAATAGGAACATCTCATAATTCATTAGGTCTCTTATGGTGAACAGTAGTTTTAGATTCAAGAATTTCTTCAATCTGTTCTTCAGTTGAATTTTCTTCTTCAAAAAGTTTTTGTTTAAGTTCTTCTTCTCAGCGTTCACTAAAAGAGATTCTCTTCTCGGCATTCTTTGCTGCTTCGATCGGAGTTTCCATTCTAGGTAACTTTCTAGGCATACTACTGATCCATAAAACCTAGTTCAGAATCACCACGCACTTTATTTGCAGCTGCAAGATTCTTCTTGTGTGTTATTTCTAGTTCTTGCAGTTTTGTGCGCATGATTGCTATACTAGAGATGCTATCAAATATCTCTTTTGGCTTATATAAAAGTCTTCCCTCATTATCTTTATCTTCTTCGAAGTCGATATTGTCCAAGAAAACTTGAAGCTTAAATAATGTATTATATGCAGTTTTAATTAGTGAAAGAATCGGGTCTGAATCCTGAATTTCTTTATATTTTCTAAAAGCTGCCAAAAAGACTTCGTCTTTAAGCATATCTTCCGTTAATTCAGAATCAGCCATAGCTGCCATATGTTTATCAGCTTCTTTATATTGAAAGTAAGGAGATTTAAAATCAAGGGCCAAATAAATATAAGTTATTTCCTTTTTGGCCCTTAGTCTTAATTTTCCAGTTTTATCTTCTTTGCATTTATTTCGAGATACATCTCATAGATCTTTAAACTCTTTCACTAGTAAAATACTATATTCATCTATTTCTAAAGTATTATCTGCACTATTAAATATAAAAAAATTCATAGTTAGATATTATTTTTGGATTCCTCCAACTTTATTTAATTTATCTGTAACTGCGTTTAAATTATTTAAATAGTTAATATTATTCTGAATATTTCTTGGATCTTCCGGATGGTTTTTAATAATTTGTTCCCAGTTCTGCGCTTCGTCTGTAGGAACAGTTCTGTTTCCATACCAAAGTCTCTGTAAGAAGTTTGGTTTTGAATTAGGACTCCAGAAATGATAAGTATCAGAACGAGTTAACTTCGTATATCTTACATTTCCATTAGGATATGTCTGCATTTCCACAGTACTGTAAGGATACACTTTAGTTCTTAAAGTGTCCCCAGGAGCTTTAGTTTCTGCAGAAAAAGAACCGTTCTTAACACTGTATTTTCCGCCAAGTTGAAACTTTATAACTCCAAGAATCTTACCCCCATTTTTCATACTAGAGGGATTCTGAGCTTGCTGTGCAGCTTGTAAGATAGATTCTTTATTTGATTTAAAGATTTGTACTACTGCACTTTTTAATTGTTTGTCGTTTTCAAGTAACTGTGCAGCTTGCTCAGGATCTTGTTTGATTGCACTAACAAGTTCATCTGGGAAATCTGCTCCATTTTTTATGAAAACTTGTTGGTATGCTTCTGGAACAATACTGAACGTTTTTACTGCCATTTCTTCAATATTAGTCATTGTTAGTCAACGTGTATTAAGTCTTTGGTTGAGAAAATAGCTTCTCTTAAACAACTATTTTTATCAAACCATCTGCATTTAATTCCAACGAATACTGTCTCATAAGAACCAGACTCTTTATTAGAAATAGACCTAGTAACTTTTTCTAAGACATACATAACTGGAACATTCTCTAAGTTCTTGTGTCTAACTTTTACAGTATCCCCCGGATTGTAAAATGTTTTTAAATCTTCACTAATCATTTTCAATTATTCTACATATTATATTTTCTTCACTTAGTACTCTATAACCCTTCTTTCTGTATGGAAGTGGGGTAGCTAAATGTTTTACTGCAAAAACATCTTCTCCAACTTTTACATTTCTACATGCTGGTCCGACTGCAATTACTTTAGCACAGGCTATGTATTCTTCAGAATCTTCCATTTCTCCAGTTTCAGTTGATTTATATCTCTTTCCACCTTCGATTCCAAGAATTAAACCTGATTCGGTAGTTTCAATTGCTCTATATGGATTTTCTTCATAGAAATCTACAACCACACTAGTATTACAAGGTACTATTGCAACATCTTTTGTATTTATATTCTTCGTATTTTTTTCAATTATTGTTTTAGCTACATTATTCATATTATCACTTGTTTAAAACACATCGTTCATCTTTCACTCTACATTTTGCACTAAGAACACAACCACATTCTTTACATATAGATTCTTTTGGTGTTAATTGCAATTTAGAATCACATTGATTACATATTGCAATTCGTTTTTCATATAGTTCATTATTCTTTTTAAAGAGTTTATTGAACCATCCTATAAAAATGTTCTTTATCATAAGCCTACAATGCAATGTTCTTTTGGGTTCTTAGTCTTAAAAAGTAATTTACATCCACATCCTTTGACATATCCGTCTTTTTTAAGTAGGGATGTTTTCTGCTCACTATTTATGTATTTCTTTTTACTGCAAACAGGACCATAGTCTGTTACTTCTCATAGTGGACAGTTTTCACATATTTTAAGTCTCTCATCAGCAGTCATATTAAGAAATTACTGGTTTTAGTTTCTCGTATTCCTGTTCAACTTTTAATTTCTTTTTAAAATGCTTTAACATTCTCTCTACATCGTCTTTTAGATATTCAACATCATATTCATGTTGTACATTGTCGTGGTCTATATGAACTAGTTTTAGGCCTCTGATATTAAATTCTGGATTTATTTGCTGTAAAAGATAAGCATAAGTAGAAAGTTGTAAAGAGTAATGTCAAAAGTTCGTATCCATAAGATTATTTAAAGGATACTTCATCATAGTATGCTGATGTGTTGTTTTATTATAGTAACTAGTCTTCTCGATTTTCTTATTTGTTTTCCAGTCTATGATTCAGATATCATTTCCTTTTTTAACTAAAAGATCAATCTGTCCAGCTACTTTAAGTATTCCATCCCTTGACGTTAAAGAAATTAAAAATTCTGGGTATACTCCATTTTCAAGATCTAGTCGATAATAGTCTTTCTTACAATCGAAGGTTCCAGCTAAATCAGCAAAACCATATTTATCAAAATTAAAGTCTGTTCTATTATAGAAAGAGTTTTCAAACATTGCATGTATTGCAGTTCCTCTTTCACAGCTTTCATTTCTTTTTCTTTCGTAGTCAAGTTTTATTTCATTCTGTTTTTCATAGAAGAGATCCTTATCAATTTTAAATTTAGTTAAAAATTTTTCACTAAATTTTTTAGTTGTAAGAAGAGTTCTTTTAACAATACTAAAGATTTCAGGATCCATAAGAATTTCTAAAGCTTTATAAGCTGATCAAAATTCTTCATCAAATTCTTGAGTATATTTATGAATTAAAGTTGTTACGGAAATAAATTTACTATTATCACTTTTATTTATATAAACATGTTCATCATCGGAGTAAATTGTTGTATCATTTTCTTTATCAATTCTATATTTACCCCAGTATTTTTCTGGCATTCCGGCAAGTTTTGGCATATTATCATATTTTTATTCAAAGTTATCTTTTACTTTTGTTTCTCTCATTCCAAAAGGAGGTCTTCTATTAGGACAAGAAATTTCATCGCAGCGCATTAATTCAGCTACAGCACAATAAGTATTCTTTTCGTCTAAATGTGCTTTTAAATCAGAAATCTGTACATCTCTTTCATCTTCGCGCTTTTTATATTCCTTTACCTCAAGCGCAAGTTCTTCTGCACGATGTTTTCTTTCTTCTGCGATTTCCTTTCAGTCTTTTATGATCTCGTCCTTTTTGTACTCTTCGAGTTCAATTTCTTTTTTCTTGTTTTCTAAGTCCTTAGCCTTTTTGTCTTCTTTAGCAGTTACAATTCATCCAATTCCTCCTGCAGATAATAAAGAGACTATAGCACTTAGTATAATCGTACCCCATTCAACAACCATTTTATTTTAAAATTAAAAATTAGACTTGTATTACCTTATTGTTCCT